CTACTGACCGAGGAGTTCGTTTACCACCTCGTTGATTACCTGCCCCTCGGCTTTGCCTTTCAGCTGGGCTACCAGTTTCCCCATCACCTTGCCCTTGTCCCTGGGTCCCTGGGCGCCGACTTCTTCGATTACCTTGCGGGCGGCAGCGACAACATCGTCGCGGCTGGCCTGCTCGGGCAGGTATTTCTCGATTATCGCCAGTTCTGCTGTTTCTTTATCCACCAGGTCCTGACGGTTGCCCTGCTTGAAAGCAAGGATGCTTTCCCTGTGCTGCTTGGCATCTTTGGCAATAACGCCGATTATCTCGGATTCTTCCAGCGGTGCCAGCTTATTGATTTCAGCATAGTGAATTGCCGATAAAAGCATGCGAAGTACAGAACACGAGAGCTTATCGCCGCTCTTGAGCGCAGTTTTCAGGTCGTCGTTAAGTTTTTGTTTCAATACCGATGGCATCTTACTTAACTCCTCCTATCTCTTATTCGCTCTGGCGGCTTTGTTTGCCTGACGTCTGCTGGCTGCATCTTTACGTGCACGCCTGGTTAACGGTTTCTGGTAGCGCCCTCTCTTGCGCACCTCGGACAGGATTCCATCCTGCTGGACTTTCCTGTTGAACCGCTTTAGCAAACTGTCGAAGCTTTCACCCTCATTGGCCTTCATGACTGTGGCCACTAGCATCAGCCTCCTTTGTGTTCTGATTATCGTAGAAATAACTACATGTCCTTGCTGAACGGGCAAAGAACATATAATTTTAAGTTAAAACAGAGTGAAGTGTCAAGGAGTGCGCGATATAGTCCGAGTCCTTTTCGGTAATTCTAATTGACGTTTACGTTCAGCAGGATAGTTTCAACGGGTCAAAACAGGATACCGGAATGACTTACGGTACCAAAATTCGAATTATAGAATTAATATAGCATCGATTACTTTCTCCGACAATCGAATAGTCCATGTTTAATATTAATCAGGAGTTTAAATGTCATGTGCTGCCTGGAAGTGCATGACGGTAAAAAGTATGCCTTATACAATCGGTTATATGGTTTTTTGCTGGATATGCCACTTCCTACTTTCGGCAACAGCCGGATTATTAACGTACTGGCTGGTATCGAAGCTGCTCGTGCGTGTTACCTGTTTTAAGGAAAACGTCGGATTCATTCCGACACGCCACTTCTCGATTATTATCGCATTGTGTGTGGCTGTGATTATACATATAGTACAGGATTATAACCTGGGCTGGTTTTAGGACACATTGCATACTAACTCAACTCTCTATTCTATGAAAAATTCCACCTCGATTGTCTTTGAATTTATGTTCGGACATTCTAAACGGTTGCAATGACAAAATCATTTCAGCATTTTTAAAAACAGTACTTTTGCCGGTTAATGTGGTACTAAAGTCCATTAAAGTACCGGTATTTCAGGTCCAGAAAGTCAGTTTCAAAGTATCACTTCAGGATACTGCAATGCCTTATTGCTATCGAAAAAAAATTCTATCATAGAAATATAATCTAAATATTGGGTAGGTAAAAAAATAAATAATTGAAGACACTTGTAAAAAAAATAATAGATAATAAAATTTTTCGCATTATATTTTTATGCGGCGCAGCTGGTGTAGCACTCGATATAGACCACCCGATTCATTTTTATCTGATTCCGGAACTGGACGGTCGTTTTCTGCATACGCCGGCGCTGCATTTTTTCAGTATGATCATTGCCTGCCTCTTTATATACGCAGTGGCTGTATATATCCAATCGCTTATCAGAAAAACGGTTCCCGGTGTGCTTCCGGATATAAAAATGAACGTAATGCCGGTTAAAGACGAACTTTTACATAAAGACAGCGTTTAATAAAATCTAATCATAGACGGCAATTATTAAGGCATCTTTGCAATTGTAGCTGTCGAAAAACAGGATGACCACTCTTCTGCCGGTAGTCATGGCAGAAGAGGGTATGCTGCGTGCCACGACCACTTTCTCCATAAATGTTTTCAAGCTTCCGGTCAGCATTACAGTAGCCGTATAATTCGTCGAGTTAAAGCTTTTAAGCAGACCTTTTTCTATTATCATATTCATCTCCTTGCTCAGACCTTCCCCAGCATCAGTGTTTGCAGGTACTTTCCGCCGGCGGGAAGAAAAACGGTTTTAAAAGCGGTAACACGTCTCTTTGCATTCGCCAGTCCGGCATAACTATCGGTAATTTGGATAACGTCATAAACCTGCTGGCCGCAGTTCGGATGTATCTCGATATACCCGTTGATGGTCTCCATATCGAAGCGTCGCAGTAATACCTCTCCACGTCTGCTTACTTCATCGACAGAATCAAGATTCGAGTCCTCAGCGGTTAAGAAGCTTGCATAACACTTTTTAATATCATTGTAGTCAAAACAATTGACAATCAGGGGCTGGTTGGCGGCGCTGCCGCGCCCTTCCATGCGGATATGATTGTAATCAGGTCTTTTGGTTTTATATCTGCCGGTAACAATCGGATGCATACCGTCGATTTGAGGTGCGGAATACGAGTAAAGCGGCATATCATCCGGCAGCGGATTAACCAGATAAGCAGTATCTGCTTCTATAAATAGCCGGTTGGGGATAAATGAAAGCAGTTTATTAATGGCGTTGTCGCCGGTTGTACCGGGATTGATAATGAAGTCCGGGCAGAAGTTATTTGTCAGTTCCGATGCAGAGACAATCTCCAGTTTTAAGCCGGCTCTTGCCAGTATAAAGGCTAGTATTTCCCTGACGCTCGTATCAGCCGCATCCCCGTTCCAGTGGAACTGCTGTTTCGCCGTCCAACGGCAGACGTTGTTCCATCCGTTTGCCGCATATAGAACCAATTTCGAAGTCCCGCCGTCGCTAACATATTCATAAGCCTGCAATGTATATGATTGCACGCCGCCTGTTTCGTTCCCGGCTGCGGTAATATACCCATAGCTGAAGTTCAGCCGGCAACCGATATCGAGCGGGGGCGGCAGGGAGGCGAATTTTTCGTCATTATTCACCAGTTCGATGATAAGCATGCTTTCTGGGCCCTGCGTTTCCTGCACCAGCGACTGGATGTCGCTGGTCATGTCCAGCTCCTTTTCCGCCAGCGGCGCTCTCCAGACACCGTTGGCGCAAGATAACCAGCAGTGAGTATCGTCGTGCGCTATTGCCAAACCGTACTGCGAAGACAGGTTAAAGGGCTGCGGCTCATGCCACAGGTTATCGGCAAATTCACCGACGGTATGGGTGGAAAAAGGCTGCGAATAAGCTTCGCTGCCGCTATACTTTTCGATATAAAAACAGCGGAAAATATCGGTTTTATCCAGAAAGGCGTGGTGGTAGCTGAAACTGCCATCGGAGGGAGCCTCCGCCAGCGTTTGCAGTTCTCCCCAGCTACCGGTTGGCAGCTTACCTCCGTCTCCGTAGATGATGCTCCATAGCCTGTAACCTCCTGCGGAGTCTTTTCCGGTTACGAACAGCTTCCAGTCAGAATCGTAAACAACTGAGACTCCCGACAGGTTGCCGGTGGTTTTGTTCCAGGCGGATTTGGTCTGCCACTGTCCGTTAACCAGCTTTTTAACGTAAAGAGTGGACTGATCGGCAAAAAAAAGAGCTAAATCGCCGTTGGCTTTATATGCAACTGAGATACCGTTGATGGCGGTAGTCGGTGAATAATCGACCAGCTGCGCCGCCGACCATGTGCCCCCGTAATCCGCACTTGCGATAAGTTGTATCTTGCGGTCGCCCTTTATCAAGAATACGGAGACGTTGGCACCCAGTGCTGTAGAGGCGACAATGACAACATTGTACTGAGAGGTATAAGTCCACGCATCAAAAATGGAGTTTTCATTCGGATTTATAATGCGCTGGATATATAGTTTGCGCGAATCCGACGGCGGTGTGATTCTTGCCCGTATTAAAGAACCGTCTCCAGCCAGCGTTAAAGCATGAAAATATTCCTCTTCCGTTCCGTTATACAGTCTCCGCCAGTCCAGCCGGGTTACACCGTTTACCTTGTTGCTCGCTTCCAGTTTAACATACGGAATAAGGCTGGATTGTTTCTGGGTTTTAAGCAGGGTATCGGTAAGAATTCTCATTCTGTTTACTCATCTCCTTTCTGACCCGGGATATATTCTTTTCCCCAGAAGAGGTGCCCGGCGATGTAGCCGGTGGTGAAGGTTGCGAATAACCATAACAGCTGAGGCCATAAGCGGTGACCCAATATTGCACCGAAAGCTACCAGTGCAATGATACATAAGCCCTCGTATTTATGCCAGATATCGCGCAGTATATAGGTCCACGGCCGACCTCCGATGACTTTCCAGATGGCTTTATAAATGTTCATGGCAAATAACTCCTTTAAAAATGTTTTCAGCCGGAGGTTTTGAAGATATGATCTTGTTTATTTGTAAATAGTGAAGTTGTCATATGTTCAGTCCTGATGATGAAACGGGTATAAGGAGGCTGTTAGCATGATATTCAATGCGGGTTTAATTCTGATAAACATTGCCTGGGCGGTGCAGCTATATCAGGTGATGGTAAAAAAAGACCTTAAAATCAGCCCGCTGCTTCCGATACTCTACGGAATCGGCTGCATTCTGTTAATCACAGGCAACTTCATCTATGAAGAGATAACCACCGGCATACTGAATTCCATCTGCCTGGTACTGATAATAATCCTGATAGCTGTTTTGTTAACCGCAAAGACTAAACGATAACAGGTCTGCACTTATACTCCAAAATCCGTAGTTTTCGATAGTGGAGGATGCTGCGGTTTATACAGGCGGTTTATGCGAAGCCGGTTTTTACTTCCGATTCGTTTCAATTCACTCCTGAAGAAATCGATTTTGACCTTTCCCAGGCGTAAAAAATCCGCCGGGGTGTCGCTGCCCCCGATGTTAACCCGGTTTACGGAATAGGCCGCCCACTCGATAGCGGCATAGCCGCAGGCGCCGCAAATTACCAGTTCTTCCATTTGCTGCGTAATAGTAGAGGAAGATTCGTCGATAGTGTGCATTTTTTCATAATATATGCAGGCATTTCCGCCAGCCGGGATTTCACCGTCGATGATGGTCAGCTTATCTTTCCAGATTGAAAAGCGGCGGTAACGCTTCGGGAAAAAGTTCAGCGGGTATTCCACTGCTCGAATCGCAATCCTGTCCGTTATACCCGAAATATCAAGTTCTCGCGAACCGCTTGTAGCAGGAATTATAGCCGTTTGCTCCGCCGGAACAGCCTCTGAAACATCCTTAACGGCGTGCATGATATGCCGGTTTATTTCATCGTCATTCCAGCGGTAATTAGTTCCGTCTTCATCGCGCAGGTCGCGCCTGACCAACGCTCTCATTTCGTTCAGTGTCATTAATGCCTCCTTGATAATAATTTAACCCCGCCCCGGATTCTTCGTTCGTCCATCAGGAACTCAGAATGACAAAGCGTAGGGGCGACCATTGGTCGCCCGCCCCTACGGATGACAGTCAAGCTTTCCGTTAGAGATTGCCGCGCTCCTATGAATCGGAGCCAGTAATGCAATTTTTACTCGACGCCGTTATGGTTTCCCGATAAATCGGGATTTCGTTCCGTTTTACGGAACTCAACATTCGGTTTGTATCCATCTATTATTATTCGAGTATCCTGAGCCTGTCGAAAGATACGAACGGATATGGTTATTTTTATATCTAATCCTGTACGCCGATTAGTGCGGCGGCCTTGACGGATGAAAAGAGCGCCATCGAGCAGTACCACTTGACGCGGGTGCGTGAGGCGTCTTTGTTTTCAAGCTGCCCGATAGGTTCGACCTGTAAAAAACCGGGGCTGGAAAGGCCGCACAGCGCGCCTTCGCCGAACTGGAGGGCATAAATGGTGGAACAGGTGCCTCCTGTGGTAGCCGTCTCTACGCTGCCGGCTACAGTATGCGTATCCAGTATCCAGTCGTTGACGTCGATGGGGATGCCGTCCCAGAGCTGGACAAAGTTGCCCCAGCTATCTCTATCGGTGGCCAGCATGCTGCCGGATTCCCTGACCAGTGAGTTGATTTTGCGCCTCGAACGGCGGCTCATCAGCAGCATATCCGGTTTGCCTCCTTTGACGGCATCGATAAGTTCGTCCAGTTTATCGAGCGTCAGTTCGCCTCCGGTTGTCGATACTGTTACCACGCGCTCGCTTTCGCTTTCGGTATCGATTAATTTCCTGATGCCATCGAACTGCTTGATGCTGATATCCGAATCCCCGTAGATAAAGATTTCCTCGAACTTATGCCTGAGTGCCTTGGCCTTCATTTCAATGATAGCCGCTTCCAGGTCCTGAACATTGCTGCGGGTAGCCTTGAGGAAATTGTCCACGTCCGCATCGCCGCCGATGATTTTAAGGGTGGCGGTTTTCTGCTCGAAGGTGGGTGTCGATTCGTTCCAGGTGTCTCCGACATCATAGAAATCGATGCCGGGCAGGGTTTTCTCCTGGTTATAGGTCAGGCTGTTTCCCATCACCTCGATAAAGGGCATTTGCTGCAGGACGGGGGAGTCCTTGATGACGGTTTCCACTACGCCTCTCATTAACATGTCATTGGATAATTTCGATGCTTCGTTTAAAGTTAAAGCCATTTGCGTTTCTCCTTTTAGTTTTTGTATATTTTTTTGTCAGTTGTTAGTACCCTCATCAGTCTCGTTTCATCCCGACTGGTCGGGATGTCATACCAATCGTAATGACGGATGAGGGTTGTTCCCTCAATTATTATCGGTAGAGATTGCCGCATCATCCCGACTTGTCGGGATTCCTCGCAATGACTACGAGGAATAATTACTGTTTCCTCCCCATGGCGTACTTGATTTTCTCGATAGGGGATAGCCCCGATACATCCGGTTCGCTTCTTACCGGTGCGCCGCCGGGTATGCGGGCGGCTGATATTTCACTCTCCAATCCCTGGCGGATTTTGCCAACCAGAATTTTAGCTAAAGTAAGCGAATTGTCGATTTCCTCGATGCTGTCGCCGCTGATAAGTTCGGCAGGTATATCCGCATTGTTTCCCGTTATCATCTTCTTGTACCTGTCAACGGCTGATGTAAGCCTGTTATCCATTTCTTTTTGCTGATTCAGTACCTCGGTCAGATTCTGCTCCAGCACGTTGATTATGCAGTCTTTTTCGGCGGCTGCTCTCTGCAGTTCCTTAATCCTTGCCGTTAATTGGTCATTTTCGTTTTCGCTATTTTCTGACTCCTGTGGTTTGGTTTTCTCTTCCTGAGCTATCGTTTCTGCTTCCAATTCAAAACCTCCATTGTTATCTTAAATCCCTTCCGCTGCGGTATTTGTTGCTCTCTCACGCATCTTACCGGTAGTTTTAGTATTGTTATCGTTATTCATCTTAAGGATGGCGGCTCTCTCCTCCAGCCAGCCGTTAAATTCAGCTTCGGGTGCTTTGACGCCGATTTGCGACATGGCGGTGCGCCTGGAATGGATGCCGTTCTGTACCAGTATCTGCTCATTGGAAACCAGCCCGGCCATATCCCGCGGCAGCACCGGGCTCCACACCATCTGCAATCTGTAGTTGCCGAAGTCCTGTCCGCTGTACTTCGATATCAGTTTCAAGATGAGGTTGTTGCGCCGGCAGTAAGTGCTGCTGCGAATCAATCTCTTGCGCCAGACCTTTTGCAAAAGCGGCTGCATCTCGATTTCCAGCGCCACACCTGAAGTGTTGCCTGAGGTGCTGCCGAAGGTGGCGCGCGGCGATTCGCCAAGGTCGTGCAGGGTGCGGTAGAGCAGGTCTATGTATTCGATGTGCAGGTTGACTCCGCCCCCCTGCAACAAATCCAGCAGGTAGGCCTTGGCTTCTTCGGGGATGTTCCAGACCGCCCCCGGGCTGACGGCGATATCCTCGGACTGCTCCACGTTTTCCAGTACGGCAATGGGGTTGCCCGATAGCTCCAGGATGCGTGAAAGCTGGCTCATGGCGCGGTTGAGTTCGCACTGGGGTTCTGCCAGTTGTACGATATCCGATTTCCCCCAGAACTTTTTAGGTTCGCGCAGGTTGGGGAAAATCACGAAGGGGATAAAGCCGTAGGGATTGGCTTTCTTCTCGACCAGGTTATTATCCAGCCACAATTCGAACAGGCTGTCCGTCCATAGCTCGACGATTGTAGCCGTCTTTCCCGCCGGTTTGATGCCGTAAAGTAAGGCGCTTTCATCGGCGCTGAGGCTGTAACAGGATGCGATACGCCATATTTTAGACATGTCGTCGCCCTGCCACCAGGCATATATGCCGGATACATCGGGAGAGGTCACCCGTATGCGCCTGTTAACTGTATCCCATGTTACTTTATAGCAGGCGTCGCCCAGTATGGCGCAATCGGTTTCGGTATCGAAATCCAGCTGCTCCAGGTCGTTATCAAAATAGGCTTGCTGTAAGGCCTGTTCTGCCTTGAAAATTTTCTCTTTCGACTCTGCGGATTCGTCTGCCGCTTCAACGATGCAGTGTGCGCCTGCCATCATGTAGGCGGTAACCTTGTCGATAACCGCTCTGGCATAATTGAATGTTAGCTGCTTCTCGCTGCGGGTGCAGCGGCTCTGCCACTGGCTGCCGTTGTAGAAATCCAGCATCCGGCGGTAGTTTTTGATGCGCTCCGGGTCCATTTGCTCCAGATGTGTCGGGTTGAAATTATTGTTTGCCATAGGTCTCCTTTTCATATGTCAACAGGTTTTGTTTTTAATTAATCCACGCCGTTATGGTTCGACAGGCTCACCACGAACGGCTTAGTAAACCCTTGCCACGAACGGCTTTTTTATTTATTCATCTGTCGAAATCTCTTGTAGTACTATAGTTTTAATGTTGCCCTTTGAGTGCCCGTTGAATGGTGCGGATGCTCACTTTGAAAAGGCACGCCAGTTCTTGAATGCTCTTTTTTTCATGTTCGAACAGGCGAGAGATTTCGTTATTCCTCTGTGTCATGAGCAGCCTGCGTTTGCCGCCGGGTTGTTCGAAGATGCATTCGGGAAAAGGGCAGTTCAGGCAGGACGTAGCCAGTTCGCAGCCTTCGTCGCGGTAGTGGCAGTGTTCGGGGAGTAAATCCAGCTCAGCATCAAGCGGTGATTCCAATTCCAT